GGGCTCCTCATTTGGTTTGAGGGAATCATTGAGTTGCAAGTGGTTTTGGGAAAAGACCCGTCGGCCCTTTTGGGGCGGCTTAACCAGGGGGAGGGTGGATGACTCGTAAACTGGACGCGCTAGTCGCGGAGAGGGTGATGGAAATAACTGTCCAGGGTCCTGGGTGGCGCTATCCATCGGAGGATCATTTGCCGCATTACTCGACCGACATCGCCGCAGCTTGGGAGGTGGTGGAGAAACTTCGAACCAAAGGAGACCCCTTCGCAGTAATGTCCCCAAGCGAATACGGGGAGTATAGTTGCTACTTCGATTCCCGCCACCCCGCGGGCGCCGGGGACACAGCCCCCCTAGCCATCGTCATAGCGGCCCTCAAAGCAAAAGGCGTAGACGAGAAAACCATTGAGGAGGCGTTGGCCTCTAGCCTCCCCAGTTGAAGAAGCCCCCAAGCTTCCCCTTAGCCCAACCAAAGCCCCAAGCTCCTAAGCCTCCCCCAACGAGAATCAATGCCCAGATCCACCAGGGGGCTCCAGGGTCTGTTGGCTTGCCCGGCTCTGGCTTAGGAGGAACAGCTCTGCTGTTAGAGCGGCAGCTTGGCAGTGAGGAGAGCCCGCAGACTTGAACGCTGTTGCTGGCAGCCCAGCCCTTGAGCCATCCGCTGAACACATCGTTCTGGAGCGTCTTGCTTAGGTAGCTGGTGTCTTTGATGTTGCCTCTGGAGTTAACGCTGATCATCCATCGGTTGTCGCCTTCGGCTCCGACGTAGAAGGCACTAGAGCCTGAGTCGCCGTAGCACAGGGCAACGTCGCCCTTGGTGATGATGTCCCAGTCTCCACGCTTAGGCGTCCTGGTGACGGTGACCATGCCCCAACGGAGCTCGCCGTCGATGCCCCCCTGCCCGCCTTCGTCAGTACAACCGTAGCCGGTAAGCATGACGCGGGAGCCCTTCTTGGGGATGGTGCGGTCCATCGATAGTGTCTCGTACGTGATGCCCTTAACTTCCCTGTCGATTAGGCAGAGGTTCCAATCGGCTGTCTCGTTGTCTTTGTAGTCAGGGTGATGGCTGCATTTAGCGCTGTAGGATTCGCCGGTATGCACAGAGAAGTGGACGGTTTCGCCCATATCAGAGCAGTGGGCGGCGCTGATTAGTACACGGGGGCCAATGATCGTAGCAGAGCACATGCCGCCTTCAGCCCTCTGGAGCACTGTGGCGGGGAACTTGGTGCGGTCAGCTATTTGACCACCGATCAATGTGGCCCATATGCCTTGAGGCTCGGGAAGTGGCTTGAAGCTCTCCTTCTCTGACGCTCCGGCCAAGCTAGAGCATCCTGCGACGACGCCCACCAGTATTACGATTATTCTAAACATCGCCATCCCCCCGTGGTAGATAGGGCCATTGTATCAGTTGTGTTGCGAAATCTGGCGCCGACCAACTGTTTGCAACGCAAAAAACGGAGGAGATGAATAATGCTGGGTTTATTGGTTGCGGCGGGCTTCTTTTGTACTGGCTTAGGCCTCCTGTGTGCGATGTGGTTGCTTTACAACCTTGAGAATCGCGTGAAGGCCCTGGAGGGAGAGACGCATGATTGATGATTGGTGGATATGGGTTATTTTTGGCCTCACATACGAATGGCAGTTGTGGATGCTTTCAAGGCGAATCAAGGGCCTTGAGGCAAACGATGAGACTGAATGATAGGCAGCTGGAAGTGACCGCCGAGAAGGGCGTTGTGGCTGCATGGGAGAGCGACGCCAAGGAGGCCATCTCCTCCATGGCCAAGGAACTGCTGTTAGCTAGGAAGGTGATCGAAGGAATGAGCAAAAGACTGACCGAAGAGGACATCCGACACATGGAGGAAGCCGCTGCCAACGCAGGCTACCCCGATCACGCCGCCATGGCCCGTGAGCTGCTTGCGGCAAGGAAGGTGGTGGAGGCGGCGCGGGCTTTCGTCGTCTGTTTCGACTTGGCTGAGGCTACGGGGCTAGACGCTGAGATGAAACGGCTCGTGGCAGCGTATGACGAGGCAACGGAGGAGAAGGAATGAGCAGAGACGAATGGGAGATGACTGCGGGGAAAGACGGCGTGTGGACCGTCTATCGCATAGCTGTGACCGGTGGCTGACTCTATCGGCACATCGACGACAAGACCATGGTGTTTGTGCCTGCGCCGGCGCCGCTGCCGGACGCCCGCCATTGGGACACAGGCCCTGATTGAATGGGCTTAGCTTTTCTCAGCTAACGAAGGTACTCTGTGCCTAGACCTTCAAAAGTCAGCAGGTTTTTTCGATCACCTTTTGAGTCCTGCGCTGTAAATCAAAAGGGCGGGCGTCCGGAGTGACAGGGCGCGGCATACGGGCAAAGAGAAAGCCCCTGTGTGGAGTTCCCCAGGAGCAATACCTTAGCCGGTGTTAATGGGTCCATACTAGGCTTTAACAACCTATCTTGTCCAGACCGAATTCAAGGAGTGATAGCGTCTTCAAGCGTGGGCGTGAACTGGCCTTGTCTTTGGCAAAGGGAGCCAGACATCTCCCGTAAGGGCATCTATGGAACCGAAGCGGAGCCCGCGATACCACTAGGGCAAACGCAATGGGAATAGGGTGCTTAGCCTAGCTAACTGGCTAACCGCATAGACTGGTGGAAGAAACTCCTATGCCTGAATGCAAAGACAAATCGCCCACCTTCCACACGACCAGGCCCCCGAAGCTTGAGCCAGGCCACGCCGTCACCCTGCTAGAACATGAGAAGATCTGCCCAGGCTACCGGGTGAAGACCATGCGTCTCCCAATGGGAGGCGTAAGAGAACACTGCGGCACATGCGCGAAGGTGCTGTGGATGCACAAGAAGGAAGAGCGATGAGCGTTGATTTCCCCAGAGCATGGCAATTGACTAAAGCGACGTCTATTGACGATCACCACCGGAACTGCTCTTGGAGGCAATCCGGCTGCCTGCTCTGTGACTGTGACGTTATCCACAAGCATCCAGAATATCTTAGCGACCACCTTTACGGCAAGGACGGCCAAATCATAGACAATCTATGACTAGTATGCCTACACTATGGGTAGATCATCCCATTGAGGCTCAACTGAGGTCTACTGTGGTTGGGGGCTAGAAGCTGTAGTCTCTGGGATGGTCCTTTTCTTCTCACCAAAGGCTCACATGGCCAACGGCAACTCAATAGACCTCGATGATCGCTGGATAACTGTCATTGGTAACATGGCCAAAGAAGGCAAGACCAATGATCAGATTGCTGAAACCCTTGGAATATCAGTTAGAACACTCTACAGATACAAAGCGTGCAACCCTGATCTGAGTCAGGCCCTAAAGGAAGGCGCTAGTCATGTGGATGCGATGGTAGAGCATTCGTTGCTTACCAGGGCGTTGGGCTACGTCGCTAAGGACACCAAATTCGCCACGTTCAACGGTGTGATCACTGACAGCAAAGAGTACATGAAGCACTACCCACCAGACACAGTCGCCTGTATATACTGGTTAAAGAACAGAAAATCAGAGCAGTGGAAGGATCGTATAGAGGAGTTTGAGGGAGAGATCCCTGATACGCCTACGCCCAGGTCACTTACCAAGGTCTAAATGATCAACGTAAAGCAGATCGACTGCCACGACGATCCCACGCGCCATAGGGTGATGTTCTGTGGTCGCCGCGGCGGTAAGACGTATCTGCTACGTGAGAACATCTGCCAAGCAGCGGTGGAGGCCCCTAGAGGCGTACCCTGCTTCTACATAGGCCCCAGTAATGCGCATTCCATGGAGCTGATGTGGGATCCCATTGGTGAATGGCTCCATACGCACAAGATCAGACACCAGGCGAGAATCAGCAAGGGACGCTACGAGCTCCCCGGTAAGCGCCGTATCTACATCATGGGCGCTGAGAAGGCCTCGAGGATCAGAGGGCATAGAGCCTACTTCGTTGCTGGTGACGAATTCGCCTATTGGAAGAAGCTGGGGGACGCTTGGAACAAGGACATCAGGCCAGCGCTATCAGACATGGCCGGTGTTGGTAAGTACGGCGGTAGGGCGCTATTTGGCACAACGCCAGCGGGCAAAGGCACTGAGGCGTATGAGTTCTACTTGGCAGCGCTAAAGAGCAACGCTTGGGCTGTGCATAGTTGGACCACGTTAGACAACCCCTGGATTGACCCTCAGGAGGTGGCTGATGCTAGGGAGGAGCTGACTCAATACGACTTCGAGCAAGAGTACGAGGCTAAATGGGGCACAGCTGCCCTTCTTGCGTATTACGGCTTCAATGAGAAGATCCACATGGTGAAGCAGCCTGAGATCACTCTGTTCACGGATCTGAAGCTCTGCTTTGACTTCAACGTCAACCCAACGACGTTGCTGCTGTCCCAATACGATCCAGAGGCCAAGATCAACAGGTACAAGCGAGAATTCAGCCTAAAGAACAGCAGCACAGAGGACACGTTGCTCACCTTCTGTGAAGAGTTCGAGGATCGTAAGCACAAGCTGAAGCTGCTCATCAGGGGAGACGCATCGGGCAGGGCAAGGTCGTCGACCACCGGCAAGAGCGATTACTACTATGTGGAGAGCATCCTGAGGGAGAAGGGCTTTCACTATACTATGGAGGTGCCTGCTAGAAACCCTGCTATCATTGATAGGGTGAAACATGTCAATGGATGGCTTAAGCCGTTCTCTGGTAAGCACAAGGTGGAGATAGACCCTAGCTGTGTGGATCTGATCAAAGACTTCGCATCGCAGGCTTCCATTGGTAGGATCCCTGACAAAGGTAACAACATGGGCCATAAGGCAGATGCGGCAGGGTACGATGTACATTGGTCACAAATGACACAGCAGGCACGTCCACAGAGGACCATACAGCTATGATGACACTGGACCGTCTAGCGTGGTGGAGAGACGCGCCGCTGGATCCCGAGGATAAAGAGATAGCGCTGATGGCCAAAGAGCTTCTCGCCGCCCGCAGGGTGATTGTTGCCTTCCGGCCGTACCCTCGAATTGAGAATGAATGCGACAGCCCCTTCACGAGGCTTGAAGCCCTTGAGCGCGTTTGTAAGGCCCTAGCCGATTACGACGAAATCATAGGAGCCAAGGATGGCACTGACTGACAGAGCAGAACGAGAAGCCTTCCTTGAGTTCATCAAGTCGCAGAAGGCAGCTACAGAGCACAATCACAAGATCCTCTGCATCCTAGAGGGTGACTTACTACGATTCGTCGAGATGGAGATGGTCAAGGAGCTAGAGGGGCAAGCATTCGCCCAAGCTAAGCCGCGCATCCCTCCGATCAACGTATTACGCAAGATCGTTGACAAGCTAAGCCGTATCTACCAGGGCAAAGTCAGACGATCCGTTGTAGACGGCAACGAGATGGATGCAGAGCTCCTAGCTTGGTACGAGGAGAAGTTCAGGGCTAATGAGGTGTGGAATGAGGGGAACGAATACTTCAATGCCTTCAAGGCTTGTCTTATGCAGCCGTTTCTCGATGTAGACGAAGAGACCGGCATAGGAGAGCCTAAGCTAAGGGCCATTCCCAACGACCGCTTCTTCGTATGGTCAACGAACACCGTAGATCAGACCATCCCCACACACATCGCTCTACCAGCAGGCCAACGCCTCAAGAAGGTGGACAGAGGCACAGGACAAGAGAACATCCTGGTGGACATCTTCTGGATGTGGGACAGAGACACATTCATCATCGTAGACGCTGAAGGAGACATCGACACAGCCGCCATGGCCAAGCTAGAGAACGACGGCACCAATCCCTTCGGAACATTGCCATTCTCCTACGTCAACAAGTCAAAGAACTTCCTGGTGCCTCCAATAGACACAGATACCTTCAGGATGACCACGCTGATTCCCCTTCTCCTTGGTGACCTCAACTTCGCGGTGAAGTTCCAGGCATTCAGCATCTTCGTTGGCATCAACGTGGATGACGAGAAGCTCAAGATGAATCCAATGGCCTTCTGGTCGGTGAAGCAGGATGCCACCAGAGAAGGCAACGCTTCTATTACCACCATCAAGCCAGAAGTGGACATTGACCAAGTAATACGATTGATCGGCACAGAGCTATCTATGTGGCTTCAATCAAAGAACCTCAGGCCAGGATCCATGGGCCAAGGCACAGCAGAGAACACGATGTCAGGCATCAGCAAGATCATCGATGAGTCAGATGCTTCAGAGGAGCGCCTTAAGCAGGTTCAGTCGTTCTCCGTAGCAGAGGATGAGTTTTGGAACCGTAAGATCATCAGGATGCACAACCACTGGGTAGACACAGGGCAGATTGAGCGCACAGAGAAGTTCTCAGCCACAGCGAAGATAGTCATCGAGTTCCCTGAGCAATTGCCAATGCAGAGACGTTCTGAGGTGGTCACTACGGTGATTGCAGAGATAAGCGCTGGTCTGAAGTCCACAGAGACAGGCATCAGGGAGATCAACCCCGATTGGTCAGATGAGCGCTTTGAGGAAGAGATGAAGCGTATTGAAGAGAGCTCGGTCATCGAGGTGGAAGTTGATACTGGGGTTGTCTCAGCAGAGGGAGAAATCCCAGCACCAGGCAACCAACCGAAGTCAGAGGCAGGAGTTCCCGTGAAGGCAGCACAAGGAGGACTAGAGCTATCGCAAGAGACTGTGCTCAATGGTGCACAGGTGACAGCCCTGGTTGAAGTTACGCAGACGGTAGCAGCCGGCACGTTGGACAAAGGCTCGGCGAAGGCCATCCTAGAGGCGGCGTTCAACCTGACACCAGAGAGAGCTAGCGAGATCATCGATCCGATTGAAGTGAAAGAACAGACCATAGAGAAACCACAGACACCACAGGAGTCGTTCAATGCCTAAGCACACACCAGCAGAGCGTAAGAAGCGCAGGGATGAGAAGAAGAACAAGCCTAAGCCGAGGCCTAAGAAGTGACACTAGGGTTTACCAGAAACACATTGTATCGGGGGCCACCCCCGTCTGTGTCTGTTCCAAAGGGTGCTCCTGGGGACGCCGTATTCATCGGCCCACTCAGACAGAGTCTTCGTCTCTTCACCGATGGTCATAAAGACGCTGGTTCTCTTGTTAGTGTTCTGCTGGTGTACGGTCGCCCAACGGCAATTCTCAGGGCTATATGGGCCGTCATTATCGATGCGATCAATAGATGTTCCCGGGGGTCTCTTCCCCATGTCGGCGGCAAAGAACCAGAAATCCTCCGACCATCTAGAGCAAACGGAGATGCCTCTGCCGCCGTAATCCTTCCAAGACTTAGATTTGTCGCTTTGGCATCGCTCAATCATCTTCCCCCATATTCTATAGAGAGGATGCTTCGATTGCCCGTTCTTCCCGATGTGCTGAGAGCACCCGCAAGACTTGACGTGGCCGCGCTTGAGTTCGGCACTAACAGACACGTTCCATCCACCACACTCACAGTGAGACAGGTACTTTCTGGCGCCGCCCTTATTCCTGCCAACGCAACTGATCACAGTAAGCTTAAAGAACTTATCGCCTATAGAGATGTTTGCCGGTCTTCCGTTTGTGTTCACCCCGAGCCCCCCAGATTGGATGGTCATCCTATAGCCGAAGCCGGATCTATGGAAGAGATTTGTTGCCATTATAAGGAGGACGTATGGCCACGCGTTGGCAGAGGGTAAGAATCCCCATACCAACGGATCTTACACCGTTTGAGCGTGAGCTAGTTGCGTCTGAGATCATCGACCACATCATAGAGAGATCACAGGATGGAACAGGCTTCAACAAAGACACGGGCAGAGAGCGCTCATTCCCTGGCTACAGCGCTGACTACTTCAAGAGCGGCACGGTGGATCTAACGCTTAATGACCAAATGCTGAAGGCCATGGAGCTTCTCTCTAGCAGCAGCGGCTCTTTGCTCATTGGCTACAGGAACGGCACAGAGGAGAACGCTAAGGCTGATGGGAATTCCCGCGGGACTTATGGTTTGCCGCGCCCTATTCCAGGTAAGGCGCGCCCCTTCCTTGGTCTTCGCAAGGGTGTTCTCAACGAGATTGTTAGGAGGGTGAAGGGATGACATATGAGGACAAGTGCATGGTCCTTCTGGAGGAATTCTTTAAAGACGAAGCATGGAAGGCCCTTGCTTGGATGAAGTCTCCAAACCCCATGTTCGGCAACCTAAGTCCCAGGGACATGATAGAGGCCGACAGAGGGCACAAGGTCTTGGAAGCGGTAGAGGTAGCCATAAAGGACAACGAACTCCCGACCACAGATTGACCAATGATTGGCAGCTGAAGAAGACCTGAAACGGATATTCAGGCGCATACAAAAGGGCATCAGAGAAACCCTGGGCAACAAGGACATGACACGCCTAGGGAAGCTTGCCATCTCTATCATCCAGCGCCGCACACGTAGAGGCTTTGGTGTGAACCGCTCCGGCGGGAACCGGAGACGTTTAAAGCGCCTTTCTCCCGGCTACATCAAGCAACGCAAACGCGCCAACCTATCTAGGTTCACATCAGCGCGTAAATCCAACCTGACGTTCTCTGGGCAGCTGCTTAGCTCCATGAAGGCTAGGCCAGTCAAGCTAGGCTCAGTGAAGATCACATTCACAGGCAGACGTAGAGACGGCCAGAAGAACAGCGATGTGGCTGAACACGTCTCCAATGCGCGCCCGTTCATGAACCTTAGTAAGCGGGAAATGCGCGCATTAGCTGAGAGCTACGATCTTACGCTGCAGGCCACCATAACTAAGGCATTGAGGGGGCTATAGTAGCTACCCTTGACATATACAGAAACTATGGAGAAACTAATGGCAGACAATCCAGAGATTCCTTCCGTGAAGGACGGTGACCCAGGCCCCGAGGACCTCCCACCGAAAGACGCTCCAATCAGCGAAGGCAATGTGGCTTATGAGACACACCGCCGCCTTCTCCGAGAGAAGAAACTAGCTGTAGAGGACAACGTCGCCTTACGTCAGAAACTAGATGACTTCCAAGCTGCAGACAAGACGCGGCAAGAAGAGGCTCTAGCAGCTGACAAGAAGTTCCAGGAACTAGCAGAGTTAAAGACCAAGGAAGCAGCTGATCTGCAAGTCAAGCTCACTGAGCGAGATATGCGAGACGCCCAAGGACGAAAGCTCTCTGCTGTTCTAAATGCCCTAACCGGGGAAGTACCTAACAAGTTCTGGGGACACATCGATTTGAGTGGTGTGATTGAGAATCCAGAGACCGGAGAGATCGAGGCTACCAGCGTATCTGCTGCTGTCGAGTCTCTTCAGAAGAACTTCCCAGAGATCATCATGGGCACTAAGGCCCAGGGCAGAACACCATCCGGAGCCCCACTACCAAACGGCGCCGGCACAATATCACCAGGAGAATGGGCCAAGATGCCAAAGAAGGAACGGGAGGCTAAGAAGCATGAGCTCCAAGGCGTCCCTGACTGGATGAAATAGCGTCTAGTCCTTTGTATTTTCAGTACATGCATTACAGGGAGTTTAAAGCATGGCTACCAGTGACCTACAAGATGTCCAAGATCAGATTCAAGAGCTTTGGCTCCCAAGTTCACGGCAGAACTTCGAGAGTCCTTTGTCTTACCCAGTCTCATTGACCGCACCTACGACGTTGCCGAGTTGGTTCGCCAGAACGACACCATCAATGTGAGTCAGGTCAATGCGCCAAATGGCTTCTTGCTCAATGTGGCAAAAGACGCCACAAACCAAGCTTGTGAGTTTGACTCAGAGGCTATCAGCACAAGCCAGATTGCCATCCTCATCGACAAGCGCGCTGGCCAGGCTTACGAGTTTTGCGATCTGGTTGAGCTTCAGTCTCAGATCTCTATGACCCGTCCTGATGTCACCGGCTCGGCTGTCTTCGCTATGAACAAGCAAGTGAACACTCACATCTACAGCTTGGTTGATGCATCGACCACCGCCCCAGATCATCTCCTTGGGGGTACGGCCACTCTAAACGCCGACATTCTCACCACACTGACCAAGCTTGCTGACGAAGCATTCTGGCCAGAGGGGCAGAGATGGCTCTTGGTTGATCCGACCTATCACAAGGATCTGCTCGACGCGACCACGTTGGTTAGCTCTGACTTCGTTGGTGACCAGCCGGTGGTTGGTGGCAACATCGTCACAGAGAGATTCGGCTGGAAGATTGTCAAGGACAACAGCGCGGCCCTCAAGGCTACTGTTGGCACTGGCACAGCTGGAGCTGCCTTGGCCTTCATTCCCGAGTTCATGCACATGGTCACTCAGCGCACTGCTCAAGTGAAGATTTCTGATCTCCACAGCAACAAGCAGTTCGGCACACTGATGTCCATCGACATGGTCTTCGGCGCTAAGCTGGGAATCAACGCTGACAACAAGCACATTGAGATTAGGGTGGCCGCGTAATATGGCAGACACCAGGCTTCTAGCAGATGATCAAGCGGGCATGGCTCCGTTGAACTTCTACAGGCATCTTCAGTCCATCACGGCAAGGACTCCTGCGGGGCTTGCGACGATGATCAGGAGAATTACGATGTCCATAAGAATCGAAGGCTTCACTGCTACGCCTGGTGCTCACACCTGTTACTTCACATCAGCCAAATTACTTAGAATTGTCACTAAAGGAGAGAACGATAATGGCAACACAGGACGGGCTTAAACTTACTGTCTCTGGGGGCTTCCCTGGAGAGAAGAGAACTCAACGTCTCACCTATGACTTCGGTCTACAGGGGGGTCTCACCGCCGATACGTTCGAAATGGGCGAGCTTGGCGAGAAGATGTGTATCACCAACGCCTACGTGATGGTGGAAACCGCAGGAGCGGGCGCCACAGCAGTGGTCAACATTGGTTATGACGCATCGGGAACTCCCGCTGAATCAGCTGACGTAGACGCTTGGGTGAATAACGCAGCTGGCGCCGTGGCGTCGCTGACCGATGACACAATCATCAGGCAGGCCGCCGGGGAGGACATCGTTCTCAATGGCGGCACCAAGGTGTTGATGACCATCGCAACGGCGGCTCTAACCGCTGGACGCTGGCATCTCTACCTAGAGGGCTACGCAGTAGCATAAGAATCGTCGGGCCTGACGTAAGGGAGGCCTTGGGGTTAATGGATTGGCCCTGGGGTCTCCTGCTAGTGGAGATGTTGAATGGCGATTAGCCCCAACAAGAGCCAACGAGAGTTCGACCAGTTCCGCGAATGCGTTGACGGCGGCACTGCTTCAGCTGTTACTGGCTGCAACGAAGAACAGGTGCCGACCAAAGAAGCCCAGCAGATCATACTGAACAGGACGGTGGTCGATGTCGGAGGCACAGCAACCCTATTAGCCGCAACATCCACAGGCCTTAGGGGTGTGTTGGTAGAGAATGTGAGCAATAGGATTATCTTCTGGGGTGAGGACAACACCGTCACCATAAGCGGAGCCACTAGGGGGGTCACTTTGAATAGGAACCAAATAGTGTTTGTTCCCGCTGGCTCTGATCTCTTTGCCATAGCCTCGAATGGCAGCAACGACATCTTGGTGTTGGAGTTCGGCTTTTGACTAGTTTCTACATAACACCAAGTGCCGAGAGCACCACCTTCAATCCTGATGATGTTCCTGGGATCGAAAGCGACAACCTTTTCGATGTCATCGTTGAACTAGAGGGCAGGGTGCAGGCCGGTAGGATGGAGAAGGAAATCAGCGGCACCACCGTCACCGCCATCCACAACTTCGCCCAATTGCCTATTGCCAACGTCTTCGAATACACATCGACGAACTTCTCGACGACGCTAGCCAACGCAGGCCTAGCTAATGCGAAGTTCGTTGGAGCTGATGAGAAGCTTACGGGCTTGGATCAATTAGACCCCTCGCTGGTGACTAGGTCAGATACCATAGACGAGAATCAGACTACGATAACCCTTGGCAGCTCAATCAACGGAAGGCTGGTCCTACTAGGATGACGCAACACAAGCTGATCAACAATCTTAGCCTGACGCTTAATGGCGCCATCGACAACGTCACAACCTCAATCACAGTCACCGGAACCACCACAGCAGTGAATACCAATGCCCCTGTGTATGCTTCTATCGAAGCGGAGATCGTAGAGATCACGTCTGTAGCTAGTCAGGTCTTAACTGTCGTCAGGGGCGCCCAGAGCACTACAGCAGCCGCTCACGCAGATACTACAGCCATGGACTTCTTCATCACCGCCGCCAACCTCAATGAGGTGATTGCAGAGAAGATGGAAGACACTCTCCTGACAACCTTGGGAGACATTCTTTCTACAGACGGCACCACCACGCAGGCTTTAGCGGCCGGTGTAGACGGTGACGTGCTCACGGCTGATTCGATAGAAACCACTGGCCTCAAGTGGGCTACGCCAGCCGGCGGTGGTGGCGGCACTGATATAGACACCATCCTCACAATGACGGGTGATCTTGCTTCTACAGACGGCACTACTATCCAGGCCCTAGCCGTTGGCACAGATGGCGACGTTCTCACCGCCGACTCTCTGGAAACCACAGGGATTAAGTGGTCAACACCATCGTCAGCAACGTTTGACCCATCTACTACGTTGCAGATCTACGATGACTTCATCCATGGCAACGAGACCAGCGGCAGCATGGGGAACTACGGGTGGCAGATCACTAAGGCGGGCACAGGTGCGGCAGTAGCGCGCATAGACGCAGAGTCTGGTCATCCCGGTATTATTCAGATGACACAGGCAGCAGAGAACACAGCCTTCACATCTATACAGCTTGGCGACACAGCGGAGTTTGCTTCCATCTACACAGCCAACGGAGAGCTAGTCTGGGAAGCACTCGTCAGATGGAACTTCAGCATCGATGCTGACGATGTCAATCAGATCGACTTCGG